TTATCTTCTCTTTGATATCTATATTCTAGTTCTTTGTTTTTGTATTCTCTATCAACTTTTTCAAGTGCTTCTTTTTCTTGTGTAGTTTTTTGCAACTGTTCTTGTAATTGTTTTGTTTGGTCTTGCATTTGTTGCAATTGCTCTTGTAATTGTTTAATAGCGTTGTTTTCTTCTTTTTTCTTAGCAAGATTTTTATCTACTAGTTTAATAGCTTCAGTAGTTGATTCTGTTAATAGTAATTTAACTAATATTTCGTCATCCATACTTCCTTTACCTACTAATTGTGGAGCTAAAGCACTAATTTTATCTAGCCTTAAAGTATCTTTACTGCTGTTAACAACATGTATGTTATAATCTGTAAACCTAAAGTTTTCAGGTATTATATTAAATAATACGGTTCTGTGGCCTAATATATAAGAACCACGTTTACCTTCTTTGTAAGAAATTTTTGCTAGATTAATTAAATCAATTAGCATATTTTTACGAGAAGCAAATACAGATTCAAACATATCTTTAATAATTAAAGAAGTTTGTTTAATACCTGTTTTTACATTACTTACTGCATCTCTTTGTTCAGCGGCTTGATACATATAACGGTTTACACCAGTCACCATATCAGCTTGTTTTTCTAAAGATTCTAATACTAAGTTTAAGGATTGTACAACATTGCCATCTAAAGAACCACGAAATTCCCCGTAATGTTGAAATAAGCTTGCTCCTTCTTCTGTAGGGTCATATAATTCTAAACCTTGTTTACGGAATGCTATAAATTTAAGCATACGTTCCATAAAATCTTGGCCTAATACTTTTGGTATAGCAGCAAGGTTAATACGAGAACCATCTACTCCAGAGTTAGCAATAAGGTTATCTCTAAAGAAAGTAATAATGTCGTAAGAATCTTGTATATTTTTAAGAGATAAAGCTAAAGAATAAGGCTTTGAATTTCTGTCATTATATACAGTACCATTGTAGGATAAAGTAGTTTTATATGGAGAACTTATACTTCTAGGCGTATGTTTACTTTTACCCATATTTAAGTAAATATCCCAACCAATCCTAATACCTTCGTATTTATCTAGTCTATAAACAACATCTCTAGGCTCACCATTACCAGCACCTACACCTAAGTATGAATCTGGCACTAAGCTATCTTTCCAATATTCTTTTTTTGAAATATGATTTACTACTTCAAGTTTAGCTTGTTCTTCTTTATCTATTTTAACTTCATTATTAGCTAACCATTCAACATGATAAACTGGTAAAGTATCCCAAGTACTGTTTGTATGTTGATCATATACTGCATCTTGTAAATTGTACATGTGATCTAATTGTCTAGGGTCACGTATACGGTTTACAGCAGTACTTCTAGCCATGCCATATAAAGCAGTTTTTTGTTCATCAGTCATTACATGACCCCAACGATTAAGAATTTCGTTACGTTTCATATAAGTTCTGTGGACTACTGCCATAACATGGGGGTCACCTCCTTCAGCTAAGAATTGATGAGCTGTATTTTTACTAAAAAATACATTTTCAGGTTTGCAAATTTCTAATTTTGGATCTCCACCTTCGTAATCTAAATAAGTACGATAATAAGCTTCACCTGTAACTAAATAATCTATTAAAAATTGTTTAGCTTTTTGTTTAATATTTATAGTAGGATCTTGCTCAAAAAACTTTAATAAAGATTGAATTGCTATTTCAAAACTAGAAATAAATTCTTCATTTAAAGATTCTTTAAGAGTTTTTACAAAATTGTTTTCAGTTTTTGTAGCGTCTACAGTTTTATTGTTTCTAATTAGATTTATAGTTTCATTTGTAAACTCATCTAATTTTTGTATCATTCTTTTTGTAAACTCTTTTTTCTTTTCTTCTTCTACGTGAGCAACTGTAGTTGTGTCACTGATAGAAACGTGGTAATTATACTCTTCATCTAAAAACATACCAACCAGAACGTCAATTCTGGTTTTAATTAATGGTGTCATTTTTACAGCTAAAGGAGTTTCTATACCAAAAGTTTCTTCTAAGTAGCGAAATTCATCTTTATTTCTAACCCCGTCATATAAATTTCTTGCTGTTTTAATATGGTCTTTTTCTCGCACCATAGCAGCAATATAAAAATCAACAGTATGACTTAAATAATTAAATCCTGATTTTTCTTCTTCCGATACAGCGGTATCTTCGACATTATAATAACGGCCTAAACTACTCATTGTTATTTATCAATAGTGTATAAAACATCAAAACTTTGAAGAGTCTTTAATTTTAAATTATTTTCATTTACAATTAAATTACCACAATAAGGTTCAAATGCTACAATTGTTCCAGCTGGATATTGGTCTGCATTTTTTGCGCAACTAATCACTTCTCCTTTTTGTGTGACTGCTTCTCTGGCATCATTTGCAGTATCATCATAGATACCATTTTCAATCAAATTTTCGCCTATAATTTTTACTAAAATTCTTGCTCCTGTTGGTTGTATTGTTTTTTCTGTCATATCATCAAAATTAGAAGTTACTATTGCCACAATATCTGATCCTCTTACTACTTTGCAATAACCATCGTTAGTTGCAGTTGCAAATCCAGCAAATTGTGAAAAAATAATATTTGTATTTGGTTTTACTTCAGGGCACTGCTCTTTATCTTTAGCCGCAGGCCCTAGTTTTAAAGCTTTACCATAATAATACTCTATATTAGTTTTAGTAGCTAATTGTTGAGCACCTTGATAAATATTATTTTTAACTTTTTCTAATTCTGTAATTTCAGCTAAAACATGATAATTTTTAGGAGAAATACTCTTTTTACTTATTTTCATATTTATAGTATTTTACTGTTAATATTATAAAAACTGATTATATAATCAAGGGTATATTATTAATCATAAATATATTGTGGATTTTTTGGATCAGTCATATCTATCCATCTAACTCCACCATGATCTAAAAATGATTTAGCTATAGATCTGTCTAATTCTTTTTGAGCATCAGATTTGTTTGGTATTACACCGTATTTTTTCTGCCCAGTTGCTGGATCAGTATAATAACCAAATAATTGAAATTGTTCTGTAGCAGCTTCTTTAGGTTTAGCTATTGCACCCATTAAATCTTCATCAGATAACTCACAAAGACCCATAGCAATAACAAAGTCAAATTTTGTACGATCTTCTCTGTTGTAATCTTGTAGTTGTTCTAACAAATCAGGAAAATATATAGTGTCATAAAAATCATCTATGTAAGCTTTTATTTTTTGATCTTGGTGGTCTATGATAGGCCCGCCTGCAGTAGTACCTATAAGCTGTGTTTGTTTTCTAGGGTCTGCGTTTTGTAAATTAATTGTAGGTCTTTTCTTTAATAAATGGTAAAAACCATTATCACGGAAGTGACCAACTATACCAATTTTAGTATACTCTATATTTACTTCTGCGTTATAATAATAGGCTAATTTTAAAGCGTTATCCCAATCACTTCTAACATCGTTAGATCTTTTCTTGTAACTTGCAACATATAAATTAGATGTGGTTCTAAAGTAGCCTTTATCTAATATACGTTTCTTTATAAGTATAGCTAATTCAGAACCTTTTTTACTATTAGTTGCATGTGAAGAATCTCCTGTACCTTGGTCAATACTATCGGCTCCGCCTACATAAAGATTTGGTAAAGGTTGTTTTTCATTTTCTAAAGCGTGCTCTGTAAGCCAATGTGGGTGCTCTAATATATGTATATCTCCCATAGGGCTAGGGTCCCACTCTACACCTATAATTTTACCATTTTCAGCGCGTTTCCATTTAAGAAAACCTTTTTCTGGTTTAGGTAAATCTTTATTCATTTGAATATTTATACGTTGAGTAGCAATTTTGTCTTGATCAAATATATTACTACCTTTGCGTATAAATACTTCTTTAATAGTCATAGGGTATTCTTGTAGTAAACCTAAGTAAACAGTAGGATCAGCCTTAGCAGCTTCACGCTCTTGCATTACTTCCGCTGTAGCCTGAGTTACATCTGGGCAACCTGTTACTTCCCAAGTACCTGCACGCTTAATATGTGTAGGGCAAAAGAAACCTGAAGCTATACCAAAATCATAAGTAGGTAAAATTTCATGCGCATCTGGGTTACAAAATATACCTTCTGCTTCATCATTTTCCACAGTACCACCCGTACCAGAGTAATATACTTGGCATTTTTTGATACTACCCATTACATACCAAGAACCACGGCTTTCTCTTTTACAAGCACCAAGAGATCCTTTTTGATGTGATGGTGGAAATGCTGCAAACTCCTCTACTAATTGTTTAGTAGGACGTTTACCCCTTGTTTTACCCGCATTTTTCCCGTATACAATTTTTTCAAATTTAGATAAATGACCACGTTCTTCTTTAGTTCCGTCTGGTAAATCTACTGTCTCTCCTGAGTATTTTACCTCAGCAGAATCATCAATAAGTTTTAGCTTTAAAGCTCTATGTAGTCTTTCAATAGCACCAAGGCCTTCTTCAATTTTACGCCAAGCCTCATCAGTAGTAACTTCATTTGTGGATGAAATCAATGTATGGCTACCCGGAAATAAACGAAATTCTCGATCTAATACATTATTGATCATATAAGATTTACCTACACCACGACCACCCATTATAGAAACATCTTTATTATTTAAATAGGCTTTCCAAGAGTAATCAAAAAAATATCTATCTATATTACAATATTGTGGGTGTGAAGTAGTAAAATCTTCTGTAGGTTTACCTTCTGAATCATATATAGGAACTGGAAATACAAAAATATTTACCCAATAAACAAAAAATGGGTTATAATATTCTCCGTCCACCCATACTCCACGATAACAAAAATTAATTAATGGATTATACCATTCTTCCATGTCTAAGCTATCAGGATGATAATTTGGTATTTCTCTCCAAGCTATAAGTTCTTTTGGTAAAGGCCTATATACAAGGTAATCTATAAGTTTAATTTCTTCTTCTCCTGTAACAACCCCATGTAATTTTTTAGGCGCATGAGTAACCTCAAACTCGCCATTCCATATTCTACCTTGCTCATCAGTTTTTAAATATTCTAATGAAAAAGGATCATACTTGTTTTTAACACCAATTAAAGTAGGTATTTTAGCAGTATTAACATTTCTAAGTTTTTTCTTACTTGTTTTAATACTATTCATCTTCTGGTTTTTGTATTAATCCTCCACGCTCTAATAAAGAAGATCCTTTTCCACCACGCACACGTCCGGTGTTTTCCATTTTTTTAGCGGCATTCATAACGTTTAATTTAAGAGTCATTAAATTACCTATATCTTTAGCTAGTTCACCAAGAATTTTGTTATTTGAAGCAAACGATACTTCACCACTTTCTTTAGTATTACGAACAATTTCTACTTCAGTATTTTCTAAAGTTGTTCTAGCTTCATCTATCTTTTTATCTATGGCTAATACAGCACGTTCTGCAGAGGTTTCATTAAAAAAATTGTAAGCATCTATTGCAGCATCTATAAGATCTTGTTGTTCATCATCTAGCTTTTTAATAGCTCCTGCAAATGCTCTAGATAGTGCTTGTTCAGGTTTAAGGCGATAATCTAAATCGCGCATAAAGTTATCTTCAGTAAGATCACAGCAAAAGAAAACATATAGCAACATTCTATTTGCCAAATCTTCATTTTTCTTTTTCTTACCGTATGCAAGGATATTAGAAAATTCTTCTAGTAGAACTATGCTAGGATCAATGCATACTTTACCGTTGTATACTTGAAATTTTAGCATAATATTAGTCTTTTAATAAATGAGCTGGAATTACTTCTAAATCTTTGGTATTAAAAGTTTTTTCTTGGTATAAACCATCTTTTGTAAACCAACAACAAGTTACTCCTAGTAACATTGATTGTGTTTTTCTTTCTCCGTTTGCGTTAATAGGTTTAGCTTTAGGTATACGTACTACTAACATAACTGGTTTATTAGGTAAATTTTGTTTTAAAGTCACAATATCACCTGCATGGAAATAAACGAAATTTGACATATTATCTTATTTTTTTAAAATTCCAAGAAATTTATAAATTTTTTCTGGAATCTCAAGATAATATTATTTTTTCTTTTGGTTATTATATAATATAGATCCAACCCCTATAGTTGGAGCTAATATTCTTGTTTTACTTAACATATCTGAAAGTAATTTATAAGTTTTTGGGTTACTTTTATCTACAAAACTAGAAATTCTATCAATATTATTTGGTGTACTGCTCCAATAATTTAATAAATCTTTTTCTGTAACATTAGAACTCATATTAGGTATGATATTTTCTTCTATTAATTTTTGTTTCATTTCTCTCAAATGAGGTATTCTTTCATCTCTTATAGAAGAATATAAGCTATTTTGCAAAAGTTCACTATCAGAAT